CATCCCCACGGATTTATTCCACGAATTGAAACGGGATGAAAAAATCCACGCCCAATGGTGGTATAACAAAGGATTCACAAAAGCCAAATCAATCTATTTAGATTCAGAATGAAAAGTCTTATCTCTCGTTGGAAAAAATGGAATAGAATCGTATCTTACCATCTGTATCAAATGCAAAAACAAGGTTACATCAATAAATTCTAAACTGAAATGAAAAAAATAATTTTTACCTACATTGGAATCATCGTTCTATTGGGATTGACGTATGGTTGGTTGATTGTAAAATACCCTATCGTAGCGCAGATCATCGCGGGAGGAATGGGTTTGTCCTTTCTATTTCTTTTGGGCTTGGCTCTTTTTCCTTTAAGCAAGATCAAATGAAAAAGCAACTACCAATTATGACAAGCGCAACTGTCAATTCTGTCCCAGAGTTTCGTATCTACTTCGACGGAGTTATCATTCGACGATTTGCATCTGAGACCGAAGCCAAAATATGTTTGGCAAAACTTATTGATACCCTTTTAAAACAATAAATTTGTATATGATTACTCAAAAATTTATATCGACACTACTACAATCTAGAGATGCTATGCATCTGGCTCACTGGAGTACCACCTCGTATTCTCAGCACCAAACTTTAGGCGAATACTACGATGGTATTCTTGGTCTAACCGACGAATTTACAGAGAATTACTTTGGCCAAAGCCGGAGAATACCTATCGAAGTCATGGCCATTGATCCTCTGAAGCCCGAAAACCCGGTTGAACACTTGAATAAACTCAAGAAAACCATTACCCAGGAGCGAAGCAAGTATTCCTCTGACCTTCAGAACATCATGGATGAAATGCTGGGTCTAATCAACAAAACCCTGTACAAACTAACCCTTGTGTAATGGCAAACCGATTTAGGATTTATCAAGGTGGCGTCGTTTACTACGGCAACACCACACTCAGAATTAATTTTAGACTTGTTTATGTTACACCACAAGCGATATACGATTGGGACTAAAAGAGACAAGGCATTGCAGGGAGCCAAAAAATGTTTTTGGTTTAATGTCGCATTAGTCATTGTCGTTTACTTAATACACTACACAATAAGATATGGACAGGAAATATAAAATCAATGAGCATAGTTTGAAAATGACATTGAACCAAAAACAATTGGAAAAACTAAAAGAAATCGCTGATGCCAATGGCTACACCAATTTTTACTCTTTGGCTGATGACCTCTTGCATGCTTACATCAGCAAGAACAGGAGTTCGCTTCTTCGTAGCGCGGTAGAGTATCAAAAGACAAGTTATGCCTACGTACAACTATCAACGAAGAACTACAAAGCCATAGACACTTTTTGCAAAGCCAACGAGATTGGCAAGAAATTGTATTTACAACTCATCATGAAGGAAATTTTATCAAACGTCAAGAAAAATGAAATCGAAACAATACCCGAACGAAAGACTACACCCGAAGGACCATTTACAGAAGAAGAGAGCCGTTTATTATACGAGAGTCTCTCATGAAAATCAAGTAGAAGATGGATCATCTCTGGACAACCAAGAAGACCGCATCGAAGCGTTCTGCAAACTAAACAACTACGAAATCGTAGCCACATTTTCAGATCCTGGGGTCTCCGGCCGAAAGTTTGAAAACCGACCAGAATTCATGAAAATGATCGAGATGGTTAAACGCAAGGAAGTCGACGTCGTTGTTGTTTACAGCCTGTCTCGTTTCGGTAGAAACACCAAGGACACTCTGAAATGGGTGGCATTCCTAGAAAACTTTGGTGTATCGTTTTACACGCTGGACTTTCAGTTCGACACTTCTACGAGTCATGGCAAGTTGATGCTACAGATGATCGCAGCGTTTGCTGAGTTTGAATCAAATCAAAGAGGGGAACTGATCTCCTCGGTGATGAAGTATCTGAAGAAGGAAAACAAAGTGTATTGTGGTCCGACACCGCTTGGCTTCGATAAGAATGACGGCAACCTAGTAGTGAACGAAACTGAAATGAAAGTGGTTCGGCAGATATTCACTTGGGAAAAGCACATTAATTACAGCGAGATTGCCCGGCTCTTGAATAAAGATGGCTTTGCCACAAAGAACGGCAAGCAGTTTCACCACTCCACTATCATCAAAATTGTAAACAATAACATCTATGAGCAATTCATATGAAGCCCCAAAGAATTTTAGAATTTATACACAGAACGGGTTTGTCTTTGACATATCGGTGAAACATGTGTACGAACATCGTAACAGATTCTTATTCAACACAGAGAAGCCATACCCAAGTAAAATTTATCGTGTTGACTTGATCTCACTTATCGATTATATCAAGAAATTAAATTGGTCTGACATTGTGGATAATTTAGAATTTGTTGGCATAATTGAATCTCCGCACTTAGATTTGCTGACTTCTTCAGAAATTGACATTGTGGAAAGCCCATTGAATTACAAACCCCTTTTAAAACAAAAGTTAAAACTAAATATCATAAAATGAGCAACTCAGACAACTTACTTCACATCATTGCAAACATCTTACTTGAGGTTAATTTACCAGAAGAAAAGAAGCAACTCATCAGAGATGCTATGAAATCTGACACCCCCTCCTCCAAGAAATTTATCGCCCCTACAATCCAAGAGGTATTCGCTCACTTCACCGAATTAAATGTTACTGAGTCAATGAAGCATGCCCAGGAGTTCGTTTACTTCTACGATAGTAAAGGTTGGATGATCGGCAAGAATAAAATGAAAATCTGGAAGTCCGCTGCCGGTCGGTGGGCTATTAACTTACCCAAAGGACAACAGAAGCCACTAATCGTATGAGTTATCAGAGCGATTTAATGAAACTTGGTATTGATACCAAAGGTAAGTTCAGCGGAGTAATCAAAACTGTATGTCCCCGGTGCTCCGCCACCCGCAAAAAGACATCTGATCCCTCTCTTTCGGTTAATATCGACGAAGGGTTGTACAAATGCCACCATTGTCAGTGGAAAGGAACGGTGGCTATACAGAAGTACAACCGCCCCGAGGCTAAAGAAACTGCTCCCGACGATTTGTTGCTTCAGCATTTTCAAAAGCGGGGCCTCAGTGCCGAAACAGTAAAGCATTTTAAGGTCACTCAGAGCATTGAAGTGATGCCACAGGATGGAAAGCCCCACAAGACCATTTGTTTTAACTACTTCGAAGGCTATGAACTTGTAAACATCAAGTTTAAGACTAGAGAAAAGATGTTCAAGATGGTATCTGGCGCCAAAAAGATCCCTTACAACTTAAACGGCATCAAAGATTCTGACACCGTCATCATCTGCGAAGGCGAAGAAGAAGCAATGGTATGGTTTGAGTGTGGCTTTCCTTACGCCATCAGTTGCCCAGCAGGTGCCAACGCAGGCAATAATAATCTTGAGTGGCTCGATAACACCTATTCATACTTCCAAGACAAACTGATTTACATTGCAACGGACAACGATGCTCCTGGCAAAAAGTTATCTGACGATTTATCTCGAAGGTTTGAGCCTAGCAACGTATTCATTATTGACTTTGGTAAGCACAAGGACGCCAACGATACGCTGATAGCCGAAGGCAAGCAAGCCTTGATCGATATCAAAGACAAAGCAAAGCCATTACCTATCCCCGAGATCAGTAGCGTCGAGGATTACTACAAAGAATTAAACTTCATCTACGAGAATGGCTATCCCAAAGGAGACAATTTGGATTATCTGGAACTTGACCAACTGATTTCTTGGAAGCGCGGACAGTTCGTAGTGGCCTCGGGCATCCCCGGTAGCGGGAAGAGTACGTTTGTAGACCAAGTTTGTATTCGATTGGCCTGTCGTAAGAACTGGAAGTTCGGAATGTTTAGCCCAGAAAACGATAACAAACTAAAATCGATTCGTATGGCAGAACAGATCGCAGGTAAACCCGTGCATGGCAATAACCGAATGACCAAAGAGTTATTTGAAAGAGCCTTGGAAATAATTAACAGTAAGTTTTATTTCTATGACACCAACAACCTTGATGATTACAAAATTGACAACCTTCTACGTATCGCTAAGAATCTGATACGCCAGCGCGGAGTGGACTGCATAGTCTTTGACCCATTCAACTATATCGAAAGTGATTCTAAGGAAGAAATCATGAACGAAAAGATCGGTAAGATGCTCGTCAAAATGAAAAAGTTCGCTCTGACCAACGATGTATTAATCGTTTTGATAGCCCACCCGCGCAAGATGGGTAAGAATACGCAGACAAACGAGTACGATGTACCTCGTCTCTATGATATTTCTGGCTCCCACCACTTCTTTAACGTCTGTGACAACGGATTTGTGGTGCACCGGCAATACCAAACTGGCCTTGTAGAAATACACGTACAGAAAATCAAACACTACTTTATGGGTAAAGTAGGTAACGTAACAATGGACTTTGATCTGCCCAGCGGTAGATACAAGGAACAAACTGAAATATGGACAAACGAAATCGACTACAATGACACCAACAACCTCTTTGATCAGTTCTCTCAGATACATTTCTAGAAGGAAAATAGACGTTGAATATATCAATGTCAACCCCAATACCTACATCCGAATGCAAAGTGCTGCAAAAGCCCTTAAGAATTTGGAATGTTCTCTGCACCCCAACCACTTCATTCTGACAATGAATGATTGTAAATTTCTAATCTACAGTCGTAACTGGCGACGTTCTCACAACATTCACAGTTACTATTTGATAGAAAATGGCATGTATTTCTTTGACTATCTAATCAAACTGAAAGATGAAGACGGTAGTCTATGACATTGAGATATTTCCGAACTTCTTCTGCTATATGGATATTGACATCGAGACAGGAGAAGAAAAACTGTTCGTGATTCACGAGTCGCGCAACGATTTGGAAGCAATGATTCACTACAACTGTCTGCCTAAACTACGAATTGGATTCAATAACTTATACTTTGATGCCCCGGTGCTTGAAATGGTAATGAATAATTACTCATTGTTTCAGAAACTGAGCCCCCAGCAGATACTGAACTCGCTTTACAATCAAGTTCAAGTCTACATTCAAAACGAAAAGAAAGAAAAGTTCCAGGGAAAGTATGAAATTGACTTGTTTCTGATCAATCACTACAATAACAAGGCTCGTAGCACGTCATTAAAAGCCCTACAGTGCAGTATCTATTGGGAGAATGTACAAGACATGCCTTTGAAGTTTAATGAGCCTGTACCCGATTCTTTGATTGACGAGGTGATTAAGTACAACCGCAACGATGTTCTCTCTACCAAGGCATTCTATGAACTGAACCTTGACAAGATAGAATTCCGCAAAGAGTTAAGCCGGGTGTATAAAAAGAACATGATCAACTTTCCAGATATCACCATTGGTGAAGAGATATTTCTTCAGTACATTAAGAAGGAAAGTGGGCTGAACCGCAATGATCTGAAGTCTAAGATCAAGTTCGACAAAGAAATTGACTTGAATAAATGCATTCTGCCGTACATTAAATTCAACAGCGATGAATTCAATGACTTACTTAAAAAGGTGCGATGGACGGTGGTCAATGATGCCAACAAGTTAAAGTACAATGTGACTTACCGTGGCTTCAGATACGACTTCGGCGTAGGTGGAATTCACGGATGCATTACGCCCGGGGTCTATGACTCTGACGAGGAGAAAATCATCATCGACTATGATGTGAAATCCTACTATCCTAACCTCGCCATTCAAAACGGCTTACACCCCAAGCACATCCCCAAAGATGTATTCATCAATGTGTATCGCAAGTTATTCGATGAAAGGGTCGAGGCTCAAAGAAAGAAGGACACAGTAAAGGATGACGGCTTGAAACTCAGTTTGAACGGGGTGTTCGGAAAGACAGGAGAATCAACCAGTGCCTTCTTTGACCGGTATTATTTCTACAGCATCACCTTAAATGGTCAGTTGACTCTGGCGATGCTTGCTGAGTGGTATGCGGATGGGGTGCCAGACATTGAAATCCTACAAATCAACACCGATGGTATCACCATACGATGCAATCGATCAAGCGTAAAGACTCTGGAAGCCATCAATAACAGATTCATGAAACTCACTGGCTTAATCCTTGAGAGCAGCGACTACAAAAAGATGGTTATTTTTAACGTAAATAATTATTTAGCCGTTTCGATGAAGGAAAAAATCAAACGAAAGGGTATCTTTGAAACGGTAAAAGACTTTCACAAAGACAATTCATTTTTAGTAGTAGCCAAAGCATTAGAACAATACTTTTTAAACAACATACCAATAGAAACAACTGTAAAACAAAACACCAACATATATGATTTTTGTGGAAGATATAAAGCGACTAAAGGCTGGCATGCCGAGTACAACTACTCGAAGGAAAACACAGTTATTACGGAGAATCACGGCAAAGTTCTTCGGTTTTACTCGACAACGAAAGACGGGGGCACTTCGTTCAAAGTATGCGAAGACGGAAGAGTACACCACCTTCTAGCCAACCAAAAAACGGTCTTGTTCAACCGGTACTTTAGTGTGCCAAACTTTGAAGATTACAATCTGCATTACGAATTTTACTTTCGGGAATGCTACAAAATCATTGATGAAATCGAACCCAAACAATTAACCTTATTTTAAATGCCTACCGTAGCAGAATTTACCGCTGAGATATTGGAGTTAGTAGTTCACCAACTGGAACTCGACTCCTTAGAAACGAATCGCATCATTCGCGCGATCAATAGAAATGCCTTTTACCTAAAGTATAAAAATCGTACGCTGAATCCTATCACTACCAAACCCCAACGACCGAGCATGATCATCGTCTACAACGTGCTGAAGACGATCGATAGGCAGGTCATTGATTGTGCGTGCATAGTACACACGATTTCCATATTGGATTTCTGTGGCAACAGAAGAAAAGAAGAGTTTGTAGATTGCCGAAGGCAGGTCATGTATTATATGAGGAACGAACTACACTACACCTACGAAAAGATTGGCACGATCTTCCGCAAAGACCACAGCACAGTGATTCATTCGGTAAAGCAACATGAAAATTTCATGCAGTCTTCGAAGCACTATGCCAAAGTCTACGAGAAGGTGAAAGAAGACATCCTTGTTACCGTCGTTCCACACGAATCTCTTTCCACACCCTAACGGCTCGGCCGTCTACCATCTCAATGAACGGGATTTTCTTGACCTCTAACTCGGGCCCAGTATCCCGTTTACCTTTTTCGATGATCTGTCGGTGGTAAATTTCTGCTGAGACCATAGCATCCACGATATCCGTGTTGTCTACTAGGTAAAGTTTGGCCTCTTCAATGATTTCCATAAAATAAACTGAGTCCCAGTACTTTCTCAAGTAATCAATGATGTATGAGTTGGCTCTCTCTCCTGTATGATCGTTCTTATACCATCCAAAGGAGCGTTCTCCGCTAACGAAAACCTTTCCGAGTAGCGATGGTCGCTGTGCCAAGAGATCGAGTCTGTTACGCTGTTTATAGTGGTCGAGGATTACACCTCCTCGGTTTACTTCAATCATCACCTTTGCCTTGCCATAATAATCTTGAAGCAGGATGTTGTTGTGCATGATGATATCTGGGTCCAGCGCGCGCTCTTTGTAAATAGCAACGTAGCGGTTGGTGTCTAAATTCTTCACCACGATACAATTGTCAGAGCCATCATTCAACTTCGACGAGACGAATGGAATAGGATCCATGCCACAGATGTATTTGTGAAGCGGGTTGAAGCGTTCCAAAATCAGAATCTTGCCGTTTTGTACTGGGCTCACCTGCAACTTTTCGTTTACATCGCGCGACAGGTTACACTTTTCTATTGGCGGGGGGCTTCCGAGAATAATCCTTTCTTGCTCGTTTAATTTAGCCATCACATCAGCAGGTAAAGCACCCTTTGCATTGGCACTAAATACTTCCTGGATATCCAATGGATACTGTTTGATAAAAGAATCCAAGAAACTCTTATCCTCAAGTTTATTTAAGTTGTCGCGGGTTCTCAGAATCCACTCAGTAGCAATCTTTTCATCACTCCATCCATTAGGACAGAAGTTAATTATCTTTCCTGTTTCCTTACCTTTTGCATCAAGTTCTGGCGCCGCCGTAATACCCATCCATCCCGGCAAGAAAACTGTAAGCATCTTGATCGTTTCCGCATTCCGCCAAAGTTCTGCTCCTTTCTTCTGACCTATCACCGAAGATTCCCCGGCACTTCCTCCCATAACAATAGGAGCCACCTTCATGAAACCTTTCTTTGTTGACGCCTGTGCCGAACGATACACTACATCTGCCTTAGGATGAAGAAAGAACTCATCCAAAAAGATATGCATCGCACGAAACGCTTCCAATGACTGAGGGCTGTCCACCGTGTCACGGGTAATAATCTTTGAGTCAAGTCCAGAGATTGCTCCTGTCTTTTGATCCAACTGACCCATATGCAGGTAACCGCTCTGACGTGTACTAATAACCGAAGGCCGGATGTAATCGTCCAAGCCATCATAGATTACACGAGTCTTGTCTTTGAACATTTCCTCGAGTCGCGTTTTATCCGCGGAGGTGAGCAGAGAAGTAGATCCGGGATTCGTCAATGATATCCAAACAGGAATCACGCCACCAAAGGTCAGAGACAAACCTGCCTCACGTCGTTTGGTAACCATCAAATCCCAATATGTATTTCGGGCTTCGTCGTAAGATTGGTAGATCAAATCGTCCAAGTCACGCCAGATAGGTTTGATTCTGAGACCCGTGGCTTCCTTAATTGTAGCCTGACTCAGAAAGAAATACTGAGCCCCCGTCAATCCAAATCGGCCGGTGCGCCAGAATTCCATCTCAGTGTTCCACCAGATATCCTTTTCCTTACGAGTAGCATTGGGGTTAATGAGGTATTTAGCCGCCCAATCCTCGTAGACAAACTTTGAACTCTTCTGTTTAGTTAAGATTTCCATTATTTTTTCTTACCTGCCATGCGATCGATAAACGATACTTCGCTATCGACTACTTCCTCGGAAGGATATGCCTCTAGTTGGGCGAGTTTCAGACTCTTATTGATTTTATCCCCTGCCTGTAACAACTGGAATAAAGCCTTGTAGTAAGGGTCATCTAAATCAATCTCTTTGCTTTTTACTGCATCCATCAACTGACGGGATGCGGATACCAAAGTTCCATAGAAATCTTTGGCTGGGTCAAACATCTGAACTTGAATGCGTTCAATCGCTTCGTCCTCAGTTATGTTGACCTTTTTGAGAAACGCTTTTAGTTTGTCCATTTTTTATTTCAGTAATTGTTTTCTTTAACTGTTCAATTTGTTTTTGAACTTTGTTTGCTTCGATAGGATTTTGCTGTTGGTTGTAGTAATCATGCCACGCTACCAATTCCTCTAGTTTTTTAAATAGTGATTCTAAGTTATTCATTTTTATTCATCTGATCGTATAGTTTATCCAAATACCACTTGGCTTTAGCAATGTCTTCTAAACCATTCTTTTCCTCGCATCTCCAAAGATACTTAATAATATTGCCTGTGCAATAGGCTTCTAAGCCTCTTTTGTTAATTGTAGCCGCCTCGATCGCATCAATGCACTCTACCTTCCCGTTCTTATAATAAGCGGGATTTATCTTTTCTTCAAAACTCATGTCAAATAATTAACTTTAAAATAAAAAGTACGGTGGTTCCAATAAACCCGTACTTGTAAAACTTCATTGCCTGGTCCTTGCGATCAATGACCCCGTTTAAACGAACGATCTCGTACTTGCAGGTGTCCAGTGCCTTTTTGTAATTTGGAACGATTGTGTCCTTGTACAAACTCAATTGCTGGCTGTCTAATAGAATGATGGTCTTCAGACTTACCACTCTCTCTCGAGCCTTTATTCCTTTGAGAAATTCATTATTCAACTCCTTTAAGGGTAAGCTGTCTACTGATTGTGAGTAGATATTTTGTGCCATCAATGTCAGGCATAGTGTCAATAGCAATTTGAATTGTGTCATATTTTAAATTGAGTTGTTCGTAGACTTTGTATTCCTCGTGCTTCAGCCGGTCTAGTGAATCTATTTTGCTGAATACGACTTCGTTGTGCTTTTCAATTGAATCCAAATAATGTAGGATTTCACTTTTAGTATCTGGCTCCTTCTGAAAGAACATCTGATACCCCAGCAAACCAATTAAGATCGCCAGTAAAATTGGTGTAAGAAACTTCATGATTTGCGCTTATAACTGGCAATGGCATAGCCCAATAGCCATAGAACTATACAGAAAATTACTCCAAATAAAAACCCTTGCGTCATTTTTTCTTTGCTGTTTTTGCAGACTGGATGAATGCTTTGTTTGTTGGAGCACCTTTTGTTCCCGGTTTTCTCATCTTCTCGCCACTCCCGGCTGCAATACGCTTTTTCTTAGCGTTTATGTTGGCGTACAAACCCTTTTTCATCCTTGACCTTTATACGCCTTACGATAGTTTTTACTTGACTTGAGTTTGCTGTTTTTCTTTTTAGAAACCACACCCGGGCGACTACGCTTGGCTTTTGGTTTCCACTTCGCTAACTCTTTTGAGGGTTTTGCCTTGCCTGCCATTACTTTTTCTTTGGTCTTTTAGAAGCACTTATTGCTATAGCGAGAACTTGTTTTTTGCTCCTTGGATTTTTACCTCCAGGTTTCGCATAAGCCTTGTTCTTTTTCATCAGTTCTCTGACGTTTTGTGAAACATTTTTCCCGAGTGGCATTACTTTTTCTTCTTAGCGAACATCATTTTTTCTTTCTTCTCAACCTTTTTGCCTTCGACTTTCTCGTGCTTTTTCATAGCGGGTTTAGAAGCATATTTTTCCATTCCTCCGTACTCAGAAATCTTCTTAGTAGCGGCTTTTTTTATTGGTTTTTTCATTGTTTAAAATCCTCCTTCGTTTTTTGCTTTTACTTTACACAAATTTGCCCCACGTCCAGGCTTACAAGTAGTAGAACCTGCTACCTTACCTTTTTTCTCATTCTGTTTACGCATCTCAGCATCGGTCTTTGGCTTTGACTTGATGTCAGCATAGTATTGCTTTGCCAATTTCCGTCTTGCTCTTCCTTCTAATTTGGTATCTAAACTTTCACTGATTGTAGCGATCGCTTTTCTCTTTTTATTAGGTAAGCCTTGTCCTCTAAACTGAGGTCCATTGGGATTGCTTACATTGTTTTCGTATCTTTTCTTAGTACGATCAGCCTTACGAGCAGATACAGCGGCTTGCTTTTTAACATAACCCAAAGTATTGTCGCTCATCTCACCCCTTTGACGGATAGAATTGGCAGCAATACTGGCCTCTCTTTTAATCGGAGCAGCAACCGCCTTAGCAGTTTGTCCTGCGACAGCCTTCGTTCTTGTAAGACGTGCTTTGATCTTCTGCCTAACTGGTCCTGGAGTTGCCATTATGGATTGGTTTTGGTTTTGATGTAAGACTTACCAGTCAAACGTCTTCTTGTGTTGATCATATCACCAATTGCGTAGGCTGCAGTAGCACCCATACCAGCAATCTTGGTTATCTTTTCTTTTCTCTTTTGAGCCTTACCCACAGTAGCATCAGCAGCCGCATTCTTAATTGGCTTTGCTTTCGGTGGTTTAGAACCATACGCAGCAGCACTTTTGTTACTTGATTTAGTACTTGACTTTGTACTTGCCTTCGGAGTCTTTATTGTCTTTGAAGAAGATACTTTGCTTGTACTCTTCATCATAGGTTTTATAGGTTTCATTTCTTTGGTTTGTTTTTCTTAACTTTTACTTTGCCACCTTGTTTGGGAGTCTTGGCATTCATCTCCATTAACTTTTGCTGAACAAAATTACAGTTAAACATTAGCACTTCCATCTTTTACGGGCCTGTCTCAGTCTTGAATTAGGATCTGAGGCCGCCTTGGGAAAATCTTTCATCTGCCCTGCACTACGAGCACAATAAGACTTGCGTCTTTTTGCATCTTTACTCCCTGCCTTTACCTCGCCAGTCACTGCGGTTTTTAATTTAGAGCCAGGATTTGCTTTTTTATAGGCTGCTACGCCCTTTGCCGTCATACCAGCCCCCTTTTTAGTAGGGAGGTAGTTGGCACTTTTGCCTTTTGTAGTCTTCGGTATGGGATTATCCTTCGCCATCAGACTTCTTTCCGAAGAATTTGTCAGCACTAGCCAAACCCAAACAGCCGAATGCTAAAGCAGCAACAGCGTTCACCAATGATTCAGCAGGAGCAAAGTGAGCCTCAGTAAATGAGTTTTCATACATGGTGATGCACAACATCAAACCAGCAACGATTCCTACGAATCTCTTAGACGATGGTTTACCCTTTTCGTCAGTAAACATTCCGCTAATAAATCCAATTAATTTTTTCATATATCAAAAATATAACTTTGAATTCAATTTACAAATTATTTTTTGTACAAACGGTAGTACTCAAAATCTGATTGTCCACCATTTTTTCTGTACGCTAACCACTCATCATAGATCGGTCCCGCTAACTTGGCCTCTTCTGCCGGGGCAGTAGTTGTATCTAAGCCAATTTCCACCATGCGCTGTACGAAAACTTCGTTCTTTTTTTCCATGATTTCTACTTTAGCCTCAGCGTTTACTACCGCTTCTTTTAACTCTGCCTTTTCTACAACTTTTGTTTCTACCAATTTCTCCCCTTGCTTCTTAGCGACAGATGTAACTTCAGAGGCCATTTTCATGTTGCTCTCGACATTTTTCAACATCTCCTCAATCTCATCGACATTGGGAGAGTTTAAAGCCTTTACCGGGAAAATTAATTCTCCTAGCAAAAACAAGGCGCAGAATATAATTAGTACGTGTTTCATAATTTTTTGACTGTATTAATGATTCTCAATTCAGTAATGGCGGCAGCGAGGGCGGAGTCAGATTTCTTTAATGCTGAACTCATCCTGTCTACCTTTATTTCCAATGCTGTGATCTTTGCATTCGCATTATCAATCTGTGCTGAATAACTGGTCTTTACATCGTAGTACAAATACGAAACAGCAACTAACATACAAAATGCTACAGCAGCAATCGGGTTCTTTTTGAAATCCGAAAACGAAATCGGCAAAGGATTGGTCGATATTTTTTTAGGAGCAGTCATTTGTCAAATAAATTAATGTTGTATTGTTTTTCTTTTGCCCATTTAAACGATTAGTAATAGTACTATATCCTATTCCTAATTCTTTTGCTACATCTTTTACAGAATTCCAAATCTTATTTGTTTCTGTGCACATTACTTTTTTTGCTTTGGGGCTGTCACTTCCAAATTTACCCCAGTTAGGATGTTTTTCCCCGACTGCAATTCCTTTGTGACCATCTGAAATATTTTTTCTTGCTTGATCACTCATCTTTTTACCGCGCATGGGATGATTTTCTTTTAACCATGCCCGTTGTTTTTCTATTCCCTCTATTGGCATTTTGCGTCCGGTCATATATTCGCGTCTTTTCTGTTTGAATTCTTCCGAACAAACCTTGCCCTTTTGTTCAATGCTTTTCTTTTTTCTCCACTCATCCGAAACAATACGACCTGGGTTGCCTTCGCCACCATCAGTTAAATTACACAATGACCCTTCTCCTTTGTCACTTCGTCCATACAATTTAATAAATTCAATTTCTTTTTCTTTGGCTTCATCCAATGAAATGTCCTTCAAAATAATATGTACTTTGTAGTCAGTCTTCGCAACAATATTAAACCATTTTGCATTTCTTCTGTGCATGTTATACGCTCTTGCAAAAGTTTCATCACTACCTATACCAACATAAAAAGGTATGTTTTTATCAGTTCTAATATGTCGGTATAAATATGCCATTACTTTACGGGCAACGCGTTGGGTTTTATTTTTGGAGCGGTCATGATACTGGAGGGAATGGTG